AATGAGAGCTGGTATTAGAGAACGTGAATATGAAAAGATTAATTCTGATTATAACCAAAAAGCAGGTAATATTGATCAAGTAAAGCAAGACGCATATCCTGAATATATCTTGCAAAATAAATAAACAATTAAAAGATGGCTATTACAAAAAATTATTTTGTAGGCGATGGTACTACAACTGCCTTTGCCTTTACATTTCCATATTTAAATACTACTCACATCAAAGTAAAACTTGATAAGATAGTACAAGCGACAACTGAATACACATTAACGCCAACTTCTAATCCAACAACTGTTAATTTTAATACCGCCCCAACTAATCTTGCTCAAATTGAAATATATAGAGAGACAAGTTTAACAACAGCTAATAATGTATTTGCTGCAGGTTCTTCTGTGAAAGCTGCTAGTTTGAATGATAACCAAACACAAACATTATATGCATTAGAAGAACAAGATAACAGCATAGAAAAAGGAGAAATATTTAACTATGCTAATGCTAACCATAGTTCAGGTGCAACAGCTCCTACTACACCTAGTTCGGGTGATACATGGTTTGATACAGTAGGTGGTAGAACCTATTTTTATTACGTAGATACAGATTCTAGTCAATGGGTAGAATCTAGCCCACCTTATAATACTGATGGTTCTGGTTTCTATTCTCATAAATTTAAAGAATTATCAAGTACAGTATTAGCTGTTGAAAATACTTATCATATAGTTGTACCTTCTGCAGGTAGTTCTACATACGCTATAACTACTATTACAGGTGGTAAAATTGGACAACTATTAACAATTAGTGGTCCTCCTGCATGGAGAGCAAGTACTGCTTATGCAGTAGGTGATATAGTAATTAATGATAGTGGTAAATATTATAAATGTGATAGAGCTGGTACATCTCATTCTTCAGGAGGTCCGACAGGAACTTCAGCAGATATAGAAGATGATGGTGGTTCACCTGATGCTAGATGGGATTATATAGGACAACAAGGTAATATTACTTTAACTGATACTACAGATGGTGGTACATTAAATGGAATTGTAGGAGGTGTCACAATAGATGTATCTGAAGGTGATACTGCTACACTTGTGTATAATGGATATCAGTGGCTATTAATCTCTCATGGAAATAATTAAATCATGGCATTAACACAAACACACGCTTTATTAATTAAAGATGAAACTATTAAAAATATAGATGTAGCAACAGATGCAGCTATAAGTACTACTAAAGTTAGTTTCACTCAAACAGGTACAGGAGCGTCAGCTAGAACTGTTGACAGTAAATTAAAAGATGTAGTATCAGTTAAAGATTTTGGTGCTGTAGGAGACGGAACTACTAATGATACAACTGCTATACAAGCTGCAATAGATGCTGCAGATTATATAATATTTCCTAAAGGGATATATAAGATTGATATACCAGATACAGCTATTGAAGCTGATCATCAAGACCCAGAAAAACATAGAAATATATACTTTGGATTAGAAATTAAAGGATCTGGTAAAACATTAAAAGGGAATAATGCTACTTTAAAACTAGGAACTCCAAGTGGGATTACAACTCACATAGCATTTGGTATTGGTACAAAAAGTGCAAATACTATTAATAATACAATAATAGAAGGTTTAAATATTGATTTAGATCATACTACAAATGGTTCTAGAGTAGAACAAATTAGAGGTATAGCTTTTGCTAACTCTGATGGTATAAAAATTTCTCATTGTAAATTATTTAATGAAGGTACACATGATGGACCTACCTCTGGTGGTTACGGGATGTCATTTGTAGGATCTAAAGATATATCAGTAAGTAATTGTCAATTTGAAAATATATCTGGTGGTATCTTTGGTGCTTATACTAGAGATTTAAAAATTACTGATAGTAGATGGGAGTACTTTAAAGAAGGAGTTGATTTAGATAAAGTATGTATTGGAACAGTTATATCAGGTTGTTACTTTGATGGAGAAGGTGAAACAGGTGAAGCAGTTGATTCGAGTGGGGCAAAAGGATTAACTATTACTGGTAATACTTTTAGGGATATATCAGATACTTGTATCGGTATTAATGGTAAATATCATGCTACTAGTTATACTAATTTTAATTCCTATAAATTAATAACAGCAGCAACTACAGCAAGTAGTAATACACAAATAACATCAGCAGGTCACGGTTTCTCGAATGGGAATGTTGTTTATATAGATGGTATAACTGGTACTGATGCTGCGAACATAAATGATAGGACTTGGACTGTTGCAAATGTTGCAACTAATACTTTTGAAGTTGTTGGTGTAACTGGTACATTTAATACAAACTCAGGAGGAGTTTGGCTTGCAAGTAATTTAGATTGGCTAGAAGCTGAAAACATAACAATAACTGGTAATACTTTTAGAGATATAAGTGGTAGCTTTAATACGGATGGTGATGCTGTAGAAACATCAGCACATGTTTTAGATGTCGGTAATAATTGGGCAGGAACACCTAATGGTGGTACTGCAAATTTACATGATAATGGTAATGCACCAGATCAAATAGTTTTTTCTAGTAATACTATATCACAATGCACATTAGGAGGTTGGCTCAGAGTAAAAGAATCACGTGGTATTCTAATATCTAATAATATTTGGAATACTATTAGTACAGGTGGTGTATCAGGAGGAAGTTACAGAGAAGGTGGAAGTACTTATCCAGCTGTTATTGAATGTTCATCTGAAGTTAATACAGGAAGTTATGCAGAAGCTCTTAACAAAAGTGATCTCAAAATAAAAATTATTGGTAATCATATCGAGAATTGTAATACAGGAGCTATTTCTTTAGATAATCCAAATGATTTCAGTATTGAAAACAATTATATTACTCAAACAAGTACTGAATCAGGTGTAAATACTCCTGCAATATATTTAAGAGATTTACATCAAAGAGATCCTATAGCATCAATAACTAATAATACTGTAGTTGGTGTAAGTGGTAATGATGAAAGAGCACTAGAATTTTCAAATAATAGTGCTGGGTATACAGGTAAAATTAGAATAAAAGATAATACTTTTACTGGTACTTTTGTTGAATCTTCTTCTATAATATCTTTAACTAATTTACAACTTATCGGAACAATAGAAGGAGAATGTATGGCAATACATACTGAAGCTTCAACACCAGCTAATAATCAAATATTTATGTTTGGTAGGAAACCTTATAATTATATGATTACTAGAGCTTGGTTATCAGTTCATCCACCAACTACAACATCTTCTGGATATGCAAATAGTGATACTAATTACTATAATATTAAATTAAGAAGAAGAGTTATTAGTTCTGGTGCTACTAATAATATAGGTGGAGGAGATGATACAAGAACTACAAGTACAAACTCAGATGCTATTCTTTTTGAAACAGGTACACCTATAGTTACTCATGAATTATTAAAGAAAAATAATTATGATTTTCTAGCTGATTCGGATAAATTTATAACAACTGATGATTTATTAGAAATTGAATTAGCTGATGAAGGTAGCCCTGCCAATCTTCCAAGATCTACATGGGTTGTGGAGTATATTACTTATTAATTATGGCATTAAATTTTCCCTCGTCCCCAACTGTGGGACAAACACACGACGCAACTAATGGTTTATCATATACTTATGATGGAGTTAAATGGAAATCTGCAGGTACTTATGATGCATCAACTTCAGGACAACAGTATACAATAGACGATATATCTAGTGATTTCAATGGTACTACTAAAACATTTAATTTACATCATAATAGCACAGATATTTCATTATCTAGTGCTTTAGATGTTACTATTAGTGTTGGAGGAGTTATACAAGAACCAGATGATTCTTATACTGTAAACCCTGCAGCTAGTACTATTACATTTAGTGCTGCACCTCCTGATGGAGTAACTTTCTTTGGTATTTTAAAAGCTAAATTAGCAGATACAAATATCACTGTTAGCGATGGTACAGTTACTAACTCTAAATTAAGTGGAGATATAGCAGTTGATAAACTAGCTAATGGAACTGCTAGACAGTTATTACAAAGTAATTCAGGCGGTGATGACGTTGAATGGACAAGTAATGTAGATGTCCCTGGTACATTAGATGTAACAGGAGCTGCTACTTTTGATAGTACTGTTAATGTCGTTGGTAGTGCAACAATCCGTGATGATTGTACAATAAGTGCTGATAATAAAAACTTTGCAGTTAAGACTGCTGGTTCAGTTACTAAATTTTTAGTTGATACTGATAATGGTAATACAACTATTTCTGGTACATTAGGTGTAACAGGAGCTAGTACTTTTTCAGAAGATGTAACGCTTACTGGTGCATCTGCAACTGCCTTCTGGGATAAGTCGCAGAATCGCCTAGAGTTTGCCGATAATGCTAAAGCCTCTTGGGGAGGTGCTGCAGATTTAGAGCTTTATCATGATGCTACGGATTCATGGATTAAAAATAGTAATGGTTATTTATATTTAGATAGTGGAACAAGTGCCATACGTCTTATATCAGATTCTTCTTGGGCTGACGGATCAATGGCTGCCTTCCATAGAAATGGGTCTGTTGATTTATACTATGATAATGTAAAAAAATTCGAGACAACTTCTGACGGTACTGAAACTCAAGGTACTATACAAGTTGATGGGGCTGAAGGTGGTTCTGCTCAAATACGCATACATGCAGATGAAGGTGATGATAATGCAGATAAGTGGAGATTTATAGCAAATACAGACGGAACTTTTGAGCTTGAAAATTATGCTGCTGGTTCATATGAAGTCAATCTAAAAGCTACTGGAAATGGAAACGTAGAATTATATCATGATAATTCAAAAAAACTTGAAACTGTATCTGGTGGAGCAACAGTAACAGGTGCTTTAACTGCAGATAAAGTTATATATAATAAAGGTGCAGAATTAACAATATCTAGCGGAGCTATTACAGTAACTAATTCTTACCATGAAGTTGATACTGAAAGTGATGCAGGTTCAGATGATTTAGTCACTATTAATGGTGGTACAGATGGACAATTATTACTTATTAGAGCAGCAAATAGTGGTAGAACTGTTGTGGTAAAAGATGGTACCGGTAATATCTATTTACATGGTAGTGCAGATTATAGTTTAGATGATGGATCTGATACACTTCACTTAATGTATATAGGTAGCGATTGGAGAGAAATTGGCAGAGCTAATATTGCTTAATGCCTAAAATTATTAGATTAACAAAACTATGACTTATAGAACATTCGACGGTACATCGCAAGTAGAAGCCATAACTAATGGTAGATTCTCTTCCGACGGTACTCAATACTTAAAAGATTCAGAAACAATTAATGTAGGTACTTCATCAGATTTAAAAATATTTCATGATGGCAGTAACAGTATTATAAATGATGCTGGTACTGGTAGTTTGCTATTACAAGTTGGTGGTTCAACTAAATTTGAAACTAGTGCTACAGGAACAAATGTAACTGGAGTCCATGTAGACGATGGTGCTACACACGACGGAGATGTAACGTTTACTGGTGCAACTGCAAACGTTACTTGGGATAAGTCAGCTGATGATTTGATCTTTGCTGATAGTGCTAAGGCTGCATTTGGTACTGGAGGGGATTTACAACTCTTCCATTCAGGAACCAACTCGCTTATTGATAATAATACAGGCGGTCTATATATAAGAAATAATGTAGCTTCTGATGTTGGCGGTGATATATATATTCAAGCTAAATCAGGTGAAAATAGTGCTATCTTTACCCATGATGCTGGTGCAGCCTTACATTATGATAACGCAAAAAAATTCGAGACAACTTCAGCTGGTGTTAATATTAGTGGAAGAGCATTAATAGGTACAACAACACTTGCTCCATACGCCACTAGGATATTAACGGTTGGTGATACAACAACAGATGACACTGCTCTAGAAATCAGATCAAGTGACGATACAATAGGTAGACTTTATTTTAATGATAGTGCTTCAGCTGGCGAAGGAGCTTATCAAGGATCAGTGGAGTTTAATCATGCTGATAATTCATTGCTTTTAAAAATTAAGGGTGAAACTTCATTAAAAGCAGTTGAAGATACTCAAGTAGAACTTAATTACAACGGTGCTAAGAAATTTGAAACCACCTCAGTTGGTGTGAAAGTTACTGGTAATTATCAAGCTGTTGATGGTTATCATATTTATCTCGGAACTGGTAATGATTTAGACATTGTTCATGATGCAACAGACTCATGGATTAAAAATTCTACTGGCTATCTATACTTAGATAGTGGAACAAGTGCGTGTCGTATTATATCTGACTCATCTTGGGCTGACGGGTCAATGGCAGCGTTTTATAGGAATGGTGCCGTTGAATTATACTATGACAATTCAAAGAAAATTGAAACAACTAGTAATGGTGTTACAGTAACTGGTGAATTACAAGGCACAGGTGATTTACATTTAAATAATGGTACTAACTCAGGTAAAGACGTTAAGTTTGTAGCTGCTAGTGATATCTTTAGAATTTATGATGATGTAAAACTTACATGTGGAACTGGTGATGATATACAGATGTACCATGATTCATCAGGTGGTGGGAATTATATAGATTCAGTTAATAGAAGCTTAATCATAAGAAGAACTGGAACTGCAACTGAAACAATGGCTCAGTTTACAGTTGACGGATCCGTTGATCTCTACCATGATGGTAGTAAGAAAATTGAAACCACTGCTTGGGGTGTTCAAATTACAGGAGACGCAAGACCTGCTGCTGATGACAGTACTGATTTAGGTACTACTGGTGCAAGATGGGATGACGTATATGCAACTAATGGAACAATTCAGACATCAGATAGAAATCAAAAAGAAAGTATAACTGCTACTGATTTAGGTCTTGCATTTGTTAATAAACTAACTCCTGTATCTTTTAAACGTAAAGGTAAAACCAGAACTCACTATGGTCTTGTTGCACAAGATGTAGAAACAGTTATTACTGATCTAGGTAAGAATACAACACAGTTTGCACCACTTATTAAAGAAGATGTCAGTGAGAAGTTAGATGGTAGTGATATCAGATATGGATTACGCTATTCTGAACTTATTTCACCATTAATTAAAGCAGTACAAGAATTATCAGCAAAAGTAACTGCACTTGAAAATGCTTAATGGCAGGTATATTCTTACCTAAATTAGATATACCTAAGACGCCTAATATATCTGGAATTGAATTTAAACCACCATCAGCTAAAATACCATCCTTTCCACCTATTGTAGTTCCGCCTAGTGATTTGGAACGACCTGAAGGGGTAAAAGCAGAATCTAATACTGAAGAACCTGTAGCCCCTAGTGTTACAATTCCTATTATTGATTTTCCTGTACCATTACCTACTACAGAAGTAGTTACTGCAGCTACTTATGCTGCGGTTACAGCTGTAGCTGCTACTACTTTTGCACAACCTTTATTTGATAAAATAAAAAAACAACTTCAAAAATTCTTACAAAAGAAAATTGACAAATGGAAGGAGCAACGACAGAAAAACAAAAAGGTTTCTTCAGTAAATTAAAAGATGCTGCAGAAGATCAAGAACACCAAATACAAATCTTAGGTACATTTGTTCGCCTTGGCGTTGTAGTTTGGAGTGGATTTATTATTACATTAAATTATGTAGAAATACCTATGATCAAGAAAAGCCCAGGTGGGGATATCACGTTTCCTGCGTCGATATTTACTGGGGCACTTGCAACATTTGGTTTAACTACTGGTAACGGTAATAAAAAAAACGGTAACGAAAAACAAAAGTAATGAAAAAATGGTTTTTATTCTTCCTATTGATATCACCCACGATAGCAAGAGCAGAATTAGTAACACCTAATTTTACCCAAGGTAGTATGCAAAGTACTACTACTACCACTCAAGAGATAACAGAAACCATAGATACAACAACCTATGGTTCTGCAATAAATACATGGAATGGAGAAAATGTAACAGCTACTTCAGCAACATCTGGAGGAATATCTGCATCAGATACAGTATTCGCAATAGAAACAGCTGGAGATCCTTTTACTTTAGAGATAACAACAAGATCAGCAAGTCAAGTTCTATCTTTAACAGAAGTGGAAAGAGATATAGAAACTACTTCTACTACTACATCCTTGTCAGTCTTCTCGCAATAGCACCAGTTCGTGCTGAAGAAGGCGAGACAAACAATACATCTAATCCTGTGGCAGCTGCAACGGGCAATGTGACCAACCAAGCTGTCCAATTTCAAAACAATGGAGCACCATCTAGGCAACATTTAGGACCATCAATTTCTTGTAATGGTGCTACAATGACGTTTAGCCCATTTTATATGGGAAACCACGTTAAACCTGAAATGCCAGTAGATTATGGTTCTTATGTTAAAAACGAGAACTGGGGATTTCAAATAAACTTTATGGTACCTTTAGATAATGAAATACAAGATCGTTGTAAATCTATTGGTAAACGTCAAGAAGAAAAGATGCAATTAAACTACGAATTGGTTCGTATAGATAATTGCTCT